TAGCTTGAGCAAATGAGTGAGGCGACGATTGAAGTAGCTTGCAAATCTCTCATCTTGAATCTGATCCGGCTGCTTGTAGATTGCATCAGTCAGAAGTTTAGCTCCGGCTGTGGGTACAATCTCACCGGCCATGTGAGTCTTGATGGCTTGCAGTGTTTTAACTACTGCTGCAGTGTCTGCCGGATCAGGTGGTGTTGGCCATGTTATCTTAGGTCTGGTGCGCTCTCCGTGGATAAGAAGAATGCGGGAGAAGAAACCTTGTCCGATGATTGCAGGAGGGAATGCCAGTGAGAAGTTAGTCGGGGTGTTGCCTGCAAGAATCGAAACAGTTGGGTTGGGGATACTGTCGGATTTAGATGTTTTATACTTGACATCATATACGCCTTTGAAATCCCACCAACTTCCCAGAAGGGAAAGGAACTCGATGTTGTTGATTCCGAAGAAATCGTTAGCTTCATCGCACGCAATCAGGACGGGTGTAATAGCATCATTATCTGCTTTGCTTCCAAAGATCAGTTCATCACTGATATCTTCATCCGCATGCTCGTGGTGCGCGGCAGCGAGGTCTTGGGAGAACTTCTCTTTAGACGTTTTCTCTGCTGCCAGCGTTTTGTACCCTGCCTCTTTTAGAATGCGTACGAATCCTTTGATGGCTGCCGATTTCCTGGAACCTGATTCACCGAGAAGCATAGTGTAGTGGTTTGGGAAGAACTGGTTTGCTCCGTGTTGAATCCAGATGTTACGTTCCAGATACGCACCGACACCGACAATTGCACTCCAGCGATGGAAGGTTGCAGTTGCCTCAGTGTCGGCGGTGTAATCCAGATACATTTCTAGGAAATCTTTAGCCATCTTGTCAGCCCTTCGGAAACAATTCCTCGCCAGGAGAGGGCTGAAGAATCTCCCCGTAGCGTAGTAGTTGATCTAGTTGAAACAGTTCTCGGGGAGCTTCAGGCCAGCAATTAAGTGCTCGCGCCAGGATTGTTTTGAGGTGCTGAATGTATTCGCCCTCGAAGATAACATGCTCGGCTCCTGTGTTGATGTTTTTGGCATAGCACAAGCCTTCAACGAGAATGAGAATTTCTTGTGTTTTCATGGTCAGCTAAACTCCGGTGTGAATGAGTGAAAAGAACGGGGTTTCCAATAGGGGGGCAAGTAGTACTTAATCCAATCGCCCCGCTTGTGCCAACAGAGTTCCATATCGGCAGAGATTAGGAACTCGTGCATGTATTTGTATTCTGGGGTGTTGCGCACTTGTGTTGTCGGCACTCGCAGATTGTATAGACACCACAAGATCGCTGCTTCAGTCACTTCAGTGAACAACTCCCGATCCCGTTCCAGCAGCATTGGATGAATCAACACTTCCTTACTGCCGGGCACATCTTCTAAGTGCACTGCGCCTACAAACACACTCCGGCGATACACTGCCAGGTAGGTTGAGGGGGGAAGGGAATCACCGACTGGGGTAACAAAAGCAGCCATTGCATTTGAGGATGCCAGCAGCATTGCTTCCAGATACGGGGTGAGTGGAGTGTCAATGAGTTGGATGTTTGGTGTGCTGAGTTTCATTCCGTTTCGCTCCAATAAGTTGCTCGTTTAAGAACTCCATCTGCACCTGTCTTACCAATCTTAAGTGCAGCTGGAACTGTGAAGGTACGCTCGACTCCCTTAATATCCTTGAGCGTTACCGGAATCTCCATCCGTTCTTTAACCATATCACAGAGGTATTCATGACCGTGGCGGTAGAAGAATGGAATGCTGTCATGGATTTGGCCAATGAGGCGGAAGTGCTCACGATACTGAGGGTTCATTGCAATATCATAGAACACTTTGAGGTATGCCTCATTAAGCACCATTGCATTGAGTGACTGCGGACTGTGGGAGATATAGCTATTCAATGCTGGCTTGTTCTTGCGCGGATCACTGAAGCAATACCGAGTCCAGCCAGTTCCACCTACCAGCATTTTAGTGGTAACAACAGTATGGACAACCCACTTTTGATAATCTTTACGCACAACAGGATAAGTGCGAGCAAACTGAGCGAGAAGATACTCAGCAATATCAACAGCACTAAGCCCAGGGCGGAGTCCAAGGAGTCTCGCGGCTTCATAGATTGCTTTCTCTCCCATTGTGTCAACCATCACTTGCGGACCCATGTTGTAGTTAGCACCATGGTTCACTCGCTTTGCAAGGTTGCGGAGTGTCTTGTTCAGAACCTTTTTGAGCGTGTCGGAATAAACCGAATCATAGGCCACTCCGAAGAAGGCGGCAGTGTTGAGTGAGTGGAAATCGTGAGGGGAGTTGACTGCTGCAATAAGATTTGGATCGCCTGTGATATAGGCCGTGTCTCGTGTTTCAGCTTGCTCAAGGTCTGCCTCTCCGAAATAAAATCCTTCTGGCGCTCGTAGTGTCTGTTTGACCAGATTTCCTGTGGGCATATTTTGTAGCTGAAGTCCACACCAGAAATGGTGCTCACGTGACGCGAGTCTACCAGAGTCTGTTCCGTGGGGGATAAGACTCGATAGAATCTTTCCTTTAAACTCTTTTGCACCGCCCTTGCTAGTCTTAGTGATGTCAGCATCTGTTCGGAGATAAGTACTCTTGATCTTTCGCAGGGCTCGAATGCCTGCCAGTTCTGGATCGTCGCTTTTAGGTACTCCTCGAATCATGTCAATGATGCGCGCATTAAGCGGATGGCGAAATGCTGCCTTAGCCATGTGCTTATCATCTTGGCTTGGAAGATCACCGCAACCAAGCATCTTGAACAGCGCTTTCATATGCAGGGGGCTGTTGACATTGAAGTCATCGGTGCCTAGCATACGATTGAGACTGGCGAGTTTTCTGGTGATCGCAGTATCAATCTCAGTCCGTGCTTGCTCCATCCGCTCGAAGTCTCGATCAATGCCAATCATCTCACTAAGGTTAGCAGGGAAGTTGACTGGGAATTCTTTGAGATAGTTCTTCTTTGCCCACTCAGGTGCTTCGTTGATCCAGTTCCACACAACCAACACAGTGGCCCAAGTGTCCTTGCCATTGTAGAGATAGTACTGTTCCAGATCAGATGAATCAGCAAGGTCTTTCCAGTAAGCTGCTTCCCGCACAAAGAAAGACTGGAGAAAGCCCAAGTCTTTGGGGAGTTCACAGTACCACGAGTGCATCATGGTTGCTGTATCCCACTGCCAGTTAGCACAAGGGGCATCATAGCGAGCTAGATAACTGTGATCGTACTTGCCATTCTGGAGTGCTTTAGGAGCGGCCGTTGCATTGAGATTGCGAACAACTCCTAGTTCCCATTCACTTGTCAGCGGGACAACAAAAGTGAAAGTAGATAGCTCACCAGAAGGAGAACACTTGAGAGCTGTATACCCCACACAGCGAATTGATAGGGGGTCACTAAACGTCTCAATGTCCACAGCCGCCAGGATAGCCTCGCGTAGCCATTCGAGAGCCAAGTGATAATCGGTTTCATTTTTAACAACTCTCCATTGAAACTTGGGTGCGGGAAGCCACTTCTCAGGGCGGCAGATTTTGGATGCGAAGCGTTCCAGCAGGAACTTCCCGTATGGAACTGTGTGAACTTGTTCCAGCGGGTTGAGGATCACATACTCCAGCCCATTCTTTTTAAAATAGGATCCAGAAAATGCATCCACAGATACTGGTTTGTCTCTTCCAGCCAGTCGTTGAAGAAGAGCCGAAGAAGTAGTAAGAACACCAGTAATACCGCGCTGCTTGCAATATGATTCGATTTCATACAGTGTGGTGATTGGAGTAGTGAGGACATAGCACTTGTGAGTGCCAATGTACGGTTTGAGATACGGGAGATACTGCTTATCTTCTGGGTTCCCGTAAAAGAGAATAGCACGTTCAGCTGTGCTCACTGGAGATATCCTTTTTGCTTGAGTATGTGGCGAGCAAGTGTATTGCGGATTGCTTGCTGCTCGAAACTGGACAGATACAACTGGCGGGAAAGCACTTCAGTTGTTCTAAAGGTGTGGCCATTGAAACACTTGCGTCGCCGCTCTCTGGAGTTGCGAGTAGAAAGTACGCTGGAAGCTGCATTGCACTCAGGGCATTTCATTCTGAATCCCTCAAGTGTTGAAACAGATACCACATTGCCATAATAGCAGCAGCAGGGTCTTGCGATTTGTTGAATCGAGCTACGTAATATTCATGCCAGCCGAGTGGAGTAGTTGCAGTGCAGAGCAGTGGCTTCCTACGTAGCGGCCGGTCTTTGCCACCCCATTTGAGTTTGCGCAATAGCCTGCCCACATCAATTCTCCAAATCCAGCTTTGCTTGTGCTTGAACAGGTACAGCAGGAGAGAGTGTATGCTTGGCGTGGATAACAAATGCGCCCCCAGGGATAACAGTGAACTGCTGATCCGATACCCTCATTGCAAAGATATCTCCACGATTAACAACTTCATGTACCATCGTGGACTGAAACATTCGCTTGCCAGGTACGAGGCGAATGTAGAGTTGGCCGTTGTATGTGAATGTGTTGAGTTGGGTCATGACGCTTTCCATGGCTTAGTTGTGAGAGGGAATTCACCAAATGTTTCGTACATGCGAGATTCAAATGCAGCTACTTCAGCGTTGCGCTGTTCTTGTGTCATGTTGGACCAAGCATCAGCAGCCGCTTTGAGTTGATTAACTGGCTTAGCTGGCTTAGCTTTCTCTCGCGGGTGTCCAGTTGCTTTGAATACCGCAGCTACAACAGTCTCCGAGCCTACCCAATGATTTGTGTTATTAGTTGCCCAGCAAATATAACCAGGATTCTCTGCAAACACATACATTGGAGTCTTGCCGTTGTACTTGCCAAACTGGAGAGTGTCTACTTTGTCATCTAGCTCGGCAGTGTAATCGTAGTATTCAGGATCAAATGGAGTTATCATGATCTATTCCTCTCGATTGCGATTGGGTAGCTACGGGAATCTGGGAGTGAGATCAGTTCAATCTTATCCTGCTGTTCAACTGGAAGTTTGTAGAGTGTTGCCGCTCCTTTCTCCAAGTCAAACCAAAGCAGATTGAATTCTTCTGAGAGTGCTCCAACCAATTCTGTTTTGCCGACTTTGGGGGGACCGTATACTAGTACAGTGTGGGTTGCTGACTTAGCTACTTGGGAGAGTTTTGCCATGGTGTTCCTATTGGTTAGATGAACTCATCATCGCCGTCTACTAGAGTGAAAGCCGGTGCGGGTGCATGAGCGACTGCATCTTTAGCAATCTGCGCAGCGATCAAGTCCTCAATGCCGATGCTGATTTGAAACTGTTCCAGTTGGGCGTCCAGCTTTGCTTCCTCATCCGTACTCAACTTGGATGTGAGCCGATCAGTTGAGAGTGTGCATGTTTGCATGTATTCACACTCGCGGAAGAAGTGGTAGCAACTTTCTCCGTGCATCGGGTAGATTTCGGAGTCATCGTACAGCTTGATTACTTCAATTTCCAGCAGGAGTTCTCTGATCCAGAGTGCGCGGCTGTAATAGCTCTTGTCAAAGGGGAGCTGCACATAGGACTCACTCTTGGTTTGGTACACAAGATAGAGAACTTTGTATGCGGAGAGTGTCGGAAAGAGGGCGTCAAGAACAATGCTGTATCCAATTGCTTGTGCGCTGTTCTTGTACTGCGCAGGATTGACAGTTGCGGAGTTGGTTGTCTTGCATTCGAGGACAAGAACTTCTCCTGTGACACTGTGTTGCAGAACTGCATCCACAAATCCTCGATATTTGAATCCGTCGGGGAGGTGGATAACAAAGGAGAGTTCAGTGGCTGGCTTACCTTGGTAGTGTGCAAGTTCGTATCCTTCCAAATATCCGTTTTCCATAAGTGCAGAGAATTGCTGAACAGCAACCAGAGCACCCCAGAATGATTTGTTTTGCTTGGGGTTATCAGCTAGAAGATCAACTTCCCAGGCCAAAAACAATTTCCACATTACTTGCTGGATGGAGTCTCCGGTGAGGATGTGTTGGATGCCTTCGCCAACAGCGTGGCCATACGCAAACGTAACTGATCCAGGGACATCTTCGTCTGCTGTGACTTCTGCGTTAAGTCTGTAGAGCTGGAACTTACGTGGGCAGGTGTGCAGGGTGAGGAGACTGGAGTAGGAGAGATTTTGAATTCGTTTGTCCATAGGTACTCCTGAATTTGTTGAGTGCAAAATTCGCTGCAGAATCTGAATGACTCAATGCAGCGAATGAATTGATTGTGTGTTGCCGGTGGATGTGGAAGATAGTATTGGCGGGTTATGCGCGAGAGCGGGAGTCTGGTGTAAGCGGGCACAAGAAAATAACCGGGCTCTAACCAGTACCAAAGTTTCTGCGCTGTTGTGAAGTGTAGTTTGTGTGTTGCGATTGTGTGGATCAGTGCAGCCGCTAGTGGAAGCTGATCAGAATCCAAGGTCGGCTGATGTGACATTCTTCAGTGCTGCTTTCTTAGCTGCGGAAGGTTTCACTGTTGCGGCTGCAATATAACTGGTTGTTTGCTTCTCCAATCCACGCACACAGATGTTGATTTCATCTTCAGTCATCAGAGTTACTTGCTCCGGGAATGACTTGAGTGTGTTGCGGATATCTCGTAGCAGAGTTGGAATCTGCGGATGATCGGAGAGCAGTGCTTGCGAGAGTTGATCCAGCTTGGATTTAATTTCGAGATTGAGTTGGCTCATTGCCAGAGTCCTTTCTAGAATATCCCGTGCAATGCTACGGAAATGGTGAGTGTGATTGTGAGTGCGTTACCCACTGATTGCCTTGATAGCCGTGATTCCTTACCATCCTCAGCTACTAGCATGTGATGGATAGTATCAATGTTCTTTTCTTTAATAATCGCTTTGTAAATACGACGATGGTATGCCGGGTGCGCGCTAATCACCAGCGGAAGGTTCGGATTGTCTCTAAGCTGATTCCAAGCTGATTGATATT